GTGGAAAAGGTAGAGACTGCGTGTCGCGCATTGGCAGATGTTTATTCAAATTGGCCAGATAGTGAAATCTTTATCAGTTACAGCATCAACGCTCACCCTTTTGTAAATTAATGAGGAACCGACAAATGAAACCTGACTTTGAAAAAACATTTGCGGCAATATCTGGTCATTTCCTGACACAGCAGTTGCCTGATAACTGGCAAGACTTTGATGATGAATACCTTGAAGAGTGGTTCACAGAGTGTGCTGTGCATACATACGAATACTGGGACTGGGATAAGGTCTATGCAAAGATTGCAGCAATAACTGAAACCGTGATGGAGTTGAACAAATGAAACTATACGCAAACGATAATGGCGAATGGTTTGGCACTCAGGCACTAGCCAAGCAGCGATCCTACCATTGGTGGCCTGTTGATGTACCGACAGATAAGCCAAGCCTGATTGAATGGCTAAACAGTCGTGAACAGCGAAAGATAACTATTGAAAACAATCTGACGGATATGACTGAGCCTGTGCATCAGAGTAAACTGACCAAGCCGCACCCTTGGCAAAGCATTCGAGAGATGGCAGAGCAAGCAAGCTTACGCGATCTGGGTGTGGCCTTGGCTGTGGTAATGAACCGACTAGAAGAGGCGGCAGAACGTGACGAAATATCTTAAACGTGTTGGAATATCCGCATCAGTATTGATCAACGTCATACTGGGTGGATCATCAAACCAAACATTCTCTGCACGTAACAAGGTGTGGCAGAAAAACAACAAACCAAACCTAGTCTGGTTGATCGACTTGATCTGTGGCAAGGATCATTGTACGGAGTGTTACGCCTACTGGCTAATACGAAATCATAAATGGTAACAGAAAAGGAAATACCATGAAAAAACTATCTCAATCTCAACTGATCATGAAGCACCTACGCATTCACGGTAGCATCAGCACCCTTGAAGGTTTGCGCTATAACATCATGGCTCTACCCCGTCGCATCAAAGATTTGAGTGAGGCAGGAAACAACATCAGCGCAGTGGTAAAGAAAAACCCTGTGACAGGGCAGCGTTATACCCGCTACTACTTAGTAGGTGAGGTTTCATAATGCGGGATTACTGCGACACAATGATGTCTTATGGTCATACGCTGAACTATGAGACACTCATTAATAAAGCAGAGTGTGGCACGTTGATTGCCACACATTCTACACACACATTAGAGGAGGCTGAACGCCACGCTGAACGCTATAATAAAATGGACGGACTAAAAGCAAACGTTAGAATAAAGGTAAGCCCATGAACAAGACACCTGAAAGCAAACCTGTAGGTAAAGTAATATCTATACGTGAAGCTATCATTGAACGCAGCCGCCTTGCCAACGAACATGAATGGAATGGTGAATTTGGTATGGCAGATCAGTTATACGCTGAGATCGAATATCTGAAACGTGAAGAAAAGAAAGGTGAAGTATGGGTTCCACTATTCTGATGTCAGGGCCAATAGTAATTGTAGCTGTGGCATATCTGTTCTGGCTAATATATTTGACGGTGTACCATGCCAAGCGAAAGTAACACACCCTTTGATGATGTCACACACTGGATAGGCAAAATGCCAACACCTAAAACGAAGGATAAAAAGGATGAAGACACCAAGAAAGCCTACACTAGGTTTCGTGCTACAGCTCTATATTAATAGCCCTAAGTTTGCACGACTAAAGCCGCGATCTCAGAAAGACTATGAGCGTTGCTGCTACACAATCCTAGAAACCAAGGTAGGACATGCCACACTAAAGAATGTCCACATCGAAAAGATTACAGCGGGTATGCTTACACAAGCTTATGAGAAATGGCTTATGAATATAGGTGAACGTCAGGCTTTGTATTGCAAACAAGTTCTGTCTGTCGCTTGGCGGTATGCTATGACGCGCGATCTAGTAATGCACAATCCAGTGGCAGCTATACAAACTGTGACACCCAAGCCACGCCGTGTTAAATGGACACGTGAACAGGTCAAAATATTCTTGGACACAGCATACAGCAAGTGGGAATGGCGTAGCATGGGGTTAATCGTGCATATGGCATACGACTGGGGGCAGCGCGTGGGCGACATGCGGGTGTTAACGTGGGATTGCTTAGACTTAGATCAGTGTCGCATTGACTTGACACAATCGAAGCGGAACGCAGATGTCCACCTACCGATCAGTAAGAATTTGTGTAACATGTTGCGGAACCACAAAGAAGAATTTGGCTTTCAAAAGTATGTAGCACCCAAAATTAACATAGATCGTGGCCTCATTCGAGCCTACACTGAAACAGAAATAGCACCTGTTATCAACGACATACAGGTAGAAGCTAATCTACCAACTAAACTAAATGCACAAGACTTACGCCGCACTGCTGTAACAGAAATGATGGAAGCAGGGGTTGACGCAGTAGGGTTGATGCAGGTAACAGGGCACCAGAATATAACGTCACTTAAACCTTACATGGTCAATACATTCAGTGGCGCATCGAAAGCACTAGCAGCCAGAGGTAATGATGATGACGAGCTATAGTAAACAACGTGCCTATGCATCAGACTTAACCACGCATGGCGATTATCGTGGAAACTGTCCCTTCTGTGGTGGTAAAAATACTTACACAGCATCGACAGAAAACGGTGTGCTGCGATGGAATTGCTATAAGTTAGGCTGTTGTGTTAGTGGTATATACAACACTGATATGACAGCGGCAGAGATAATGGCGTTGATGCGTCAAAAACAAGAACAACGTAAACCTGAGAAAGAAACAATGGAAATACCAGTATATGTAGTGCAACCGACAAACATGCATGAAAAGTTTAATCGTTTTATACGCCGCCATCGTATAGGTATTGCAGGTTTGATGTATGACGTGAAAGATGAACGTGTTGTGTTCCCTATCAAGCATAAGGGGCGTATCATTGATGCTATTGGACGCGCTGTGGGTAAGAAGAAACACCCTAAGTGGTATCGCTACACAGGCGCAGCCGACTACTTCACGATGGGTGAAGGAAAGAAGCTTCTGATTGTTGAGGATGTCATCTCTGCTATCGTAGCATGGCAAGAGTTTCCCGACATCACAGCTATGGCTATCCTTGGGACACAGCTAACAGATAAACACATGGAAAAGATACAAGAGTACAACCGTATTATTGTAGCACTTGACCCTGACGCAGCAGACAAGACAATTAAGTACAAGCAAGAGATTGAATCGTGGACAGGTTTACCTACCTTTGCTTTGCGACTTGACGATGATATTAAATATCGTGTAGAGAACGATCTTGAAAAACTAAAGGAACTAACACAATGATCCTAGTAACACTACATAAAAGCATGGGTGAAGACCTAGACGTGGTAAACACTGCGCGGGTATCATTTGGCAAGAAGAAGGAAACGTTTGATGTTCAATCTGATGGAAAGCTTATTCACTACTTGGCGCGGCATAAGCATACTAGCCCTTTTGGGCATTGCTTTGCTAGTTTTCACGTATGCGCACCAGTCTTTGTAGCACGTCAGTTAGTCAAGCATAAGTTCTTACGTTGGAATGAGATCAGCCGCCGTTATGTTGATCATGAACCTGCATTCTACACACCCCCGATCTGGCGTGGACGCAGTGAAGACAAGAAGCAGGGTAGTCAAGGTGAGGTGCAGAGTAACGCCAACCTAGTCTATCATTATCAGAAGACCTTGAATTTGTATCGTCAGCTACTAGATGAAGGTGTCTGCCCAGAGCAAGCACGTATGGTTTTGCCACAGTCAATGATGACAGAGTGGTACTGGTCTGGATCGCTTGATGCGTTTGCGGATATGTGTAACCTACGTTGTGCTGATGACACACAAGCAGAGACAAGCATCGTAGCGGATGCGATTGATGAAGAAATGGAACAACTGTTTCCCGTAGCATGGGAGGCACTACGTAATGAGTAGACTACCAAAGGGCCGTAGCCCACTACCTAACGAATGGTTTATCGACAGAGCTAACATGATGGAAAATAAGATGAAAAAATATGCACTAATGATCGACGTTGATGGTGACTGGATGTATGTACCACAGAACCCAACACAGTTTCACAACTTCCCAGAGCCACGTTTATTCGACACAATAGAAGAGGCCCGAGCTGAACAGGAAAACTGGCAAACTGCTGTGGTTGTAGATTACAACACTAAACAGATCAAACCTATGACGCAAGAAGAACGTAAAGCTTCTGTGGAGCGACAGAAAAAGAATGGTTAATTTCTTTTATGGTGTAGCATTTATGTATTTACTTGCTATGCCCCTACTATGTTACATTTCTGAAAACGAGGAAGACGGTAGTGTACCATATATGTTCGCTTTTATGTGGCCTGTTGTTGCATTAGAGGTAATCGTAAGAATTTTAATAGGAGACAAGTCAGATGGAACTGGCACTGATTAAAACGCTACTTAATAAAGAGTTTTATGAGCAGCATAAGGGCATTCGCTGCCCAGACAAAATATTCACAAAAGATGTACGTAAGATCAAGCAGACGCTAGATCAAGCCATGCTAAAATATGATGCAGATATGTCTGTAGCTGATTTACAGGCGTGTTTCTGGGCGCAAAACCAGAGCATGACAACTGCAACTAAAACAGCCTACGATGATTTGTTTCGTAAGTTAGACAAGGCAGAGGCTATCAACAAAGAAATAGCAGAAGACACGCTAGGCAAAATGTTTCAACAATACGTAGGTGATCAGGTTGCGCAGCTAGGCTTTGACTTTGTTAATGGCGAGAAAGATAGCCTCGAACCACTACGCCGATTACTAGAGGATTACAAAAATGACTTCACCCCAAATTTACGTGTGGATTGGGATGATATTGATATTGACACTCTACTTGCTGCGAATGATCTTGCTACGCAATGGAAGTTCAACATCCCCACACTCAGGAGAAGGGTTGAGGGTGTTAGCGGCGGTCATCTTCTTTTGGTTGGTGCTCGTCCTAATACTGGTAAAACTTCATTCCACGCTTCACTGATTGCAGGGCCAGACGGTTGGGCGCAACAGGGTGCTAAGTGTATTGTGTTGTGTAATGAGGAAAGCTATGAGCGCGTAGGTGCTCGTTACCTATCGGCTGCTACCAACATGACGATGGATGAAGTCAAAGAGAACGTAGCCCTAGCACGTAAACGCTATGATCCTATTAAGGAAAACATTCGTATCAAGGATAGCACCAACAAAGATATGCGCTGGGTTGAGGCCGTAGTTAAACATGAGAAGCCCGACATTGTAGTGTTAGATATGGGTGATAAGTTTGCAACAAAGAACAGCGATAAATCTGATGTGTACCTGAAAGATGCAGCGATCTACGCACGTAACATTGCCAAGCAGTACAACTGCTGTGTGATCTGGATGTCTCAGCTATCTGCTGTAGCAGAAGGTAAGGTGTACGTAGATCAGTCCATGATGGAAGGGTCTAAGACTGGTAAAGCGGCAGAGAGCGATCTGATGGTTTTGATTTCTAAGAACCCAATCGTTGAAGGTCAGGATGAACAAGACACACAAAGACACTTGAATATTGCGAAGAATAAACTAAAAGGTGGTTGGCACGGTGTTGTACACTGTGAATTAGATGGTGGGCGATCACTATACACAGCTTAGAGGAAGAGCAATGAGATTAGTATTAGATGTAGAAAACAGTGTGACTTGGCGGGACGGTAAAACGTTCAACGATCCATTCGAGCCAACCAACACACTAACACAGGTAGGCATGGTTAATGTGGATAACCATGATGAAATGCATATAGTTAATATAGACCATAACGATGCAAAAGATGTTTCAGGTTCTGGGCGTAAACTAGTTCAGGCTGTACTAGACATGACAGAGTTATTAATTATGCATAATGCTACACACGATCTGATGTGGTTGTGGGCGTGTGGTTACAAGTATGAGGGTGGCATCTATGATACTATGTTATCTGAGTACATACTATCACGTGGTATCAAAGAACCCTACGGCTTAGCTGAAGTAGCAGATCGTAGAGGTCTAGCTGAACAGAAGGAAGACTACCTAAAGACATGCCTAAAGAAAGGGATTAACACAAATGAAACGGACTTACATAAGCTTAGCCTTTATCTCAGGGCTGATTTGCTCACAACTAGTGAGCTGTTCCATGATCAAGAAAGAGACTTCGCAAAGCAAGAGTCCCAGTCCCTTCATACAGTTAGACAAGTTACCTTCGACACCTGTAAAACGCTCACCCGAATGCGTATGTCAGGAATCAAAGTAGATCGTGCTGCGTTAAACAAGGTGCGTGAAGAGTTTGAACAAGAACGTGCAGACATCGAAGGACGTTTAATGATTAAGGTGCGTGAGCTGATGGGTGATACGCCTATCAATCTAAACTCAACTACGCAAATGTCACAGGTTATATTCTCACGCGAGGTTAACGATAAAAAAGAATGGCAAGCTTTGTTTGAGCATGTCAATGACCCTAAAGAATTTAAACAGGCTGTTAATGCTAACAGTAAACTAATCGTAAAGACCAAAGCTTTTACGTGTCCTACCTGTGAAGGGGAAGGAAAAACGTATAAAGTAAGGAAGGATGGTACAAAGTATGCAAGACCAAACAAATGTAAGGACTGCGATGCACGTGGCTTTCAACTATCTAAAACTAAAGATATGGCAGGTCTGGGTTTCGCTGCGCCAAGCAAAAAATGGGTCAGCTTTAACGGTTTCAGCACAGGCAAAGATAATCTTGATGCGTTGGTGGCTACTGCTAAAAACAATAAAATGGATTACGCTGTCTCTTTTCTCACTGATCTTAAACGCCTCTCTGCTGTTTCTAGTTATCTTAGTTCTTTTGTAGAAGGTATCGACTTATATACAAAGCACGATGATTTCCTACACGTGAGTTTAACACAGCACGTTACGCATACTGGACGTTTCAGTGGACGTAACCCCAACATGCAGAACATGCCACGCGGGGGTACATTTCCTGTGAAACGTGTGTTTGTATCGCGTTGGGATGGTGGTAAAATTATGGAGGCCGACTTTGCACAGTTGGAATTTAGAACGGCTGCATTCCTTGCACAAGATGCGGTTGCGATGGAAGAGATTGCGACAGGGTTCGACGTACACAGTTACACAGCGAAAGTTATATCTGATGCAGGTCAACCTACGACACGCCAAGAAGCTAAGGCACACACCTTCGCACCTCTCTTTGGCGCAACTGGTTATGGACGATCCAAAGCTGAGCAAGCGTATTATGAACACTTCACAGAGAAGTACAAAGGCGTAGCTTCATGGCACAAGAAACTAGCTAACGAGGCTGTGCGGTTTAATAAGATTACTAACGTATCTGGGCGGCAGTATGCTTTCCCTAACGTAGAACGCAGAAGTAATGGCAGCGTAACACACTTCACAATGATAAAGAATTACCCTGTGCAGGGCTTTGCCACAGGTGATGTTGTTCCTGTCGTACTGAACGAAATGCATAAACGTCTTAGTGGTATGCAGTCATGCCTAGTCAATACTGTTCACGACTCAACCGTTGTAGATGTACACCCAGATGAAATAGATGATGTATTACATATGGTTACAAATATGAATAGTGACTTGACAAGTATGATCGAAAACGTGTATGGAATACACATGAACGTGCCTCTGTTATTAGAGGCTAAAATAGGCAAAAATTGGCTTGACACAGTAGATGTGTAAGCTATAACTACACCTCTTTGACTCTATAAGGAAAATAGTATGAGTACAGAATTAACAGTCGCCGCAGATCGCGGTCAATCATTGGCAGAACTAATAGGTGTATCATCAGCACCCTCTGGTCAAGCCACACCTAGCATTGCACGTCTTAACGTGAACCAGAACCCTATCGAAGCAGAGGTAGAGTTTAACGGTAAGATGCTAAAGGATGAAGTCATCCCTAAAGGTGCATATAAACTCACTGTAGGTGATGATGTTGTCTACAGTAAGACTGCAACGATCCGCGTGTTCGCTGTGCGTCAGCAGTGGCAGCGTTGGAACGGTGATACAGGTGAGATGGAAAAGTCTGTCTTGGCTACATCACTAAACGGTGATCTAAAGGATAGCATAGGTGGGTTTAACCTTGGGCGTCCGTCTGGTTACATCGAAGATTGGAATGCTTTACCAGAAGCAACCAAGACGCTGATCCGTAGCGTGAAACGTGTAAAGGTATACTTTGGCCTAGTCACACTAGATAACCCACTAGACGAAAGTGGTAACGCTGTATCAGGCTCTTACACAGATGTACCGTTTGTGTTTGATGTAAAAAACCGTGACTCATTAAAAGAGTTGGATAATGTGATTAATGCTATGCAACGCAAGAACGTGTTGCCTATCATGCACACTATTGAGTTGTCACCTGCTATAGGTAGCATCCCAACAGGCGCAACATTCGGTTACGTCAAAGCTGCACTAGGCGGTAAGGTTGAACTAGTAGATGAAGACAACGAAACGTTGAAAAACTTTATTGAGTTCATCGAATACATCAACGGTGGTCTGCTGGATAAGCATGAGGAACGCCGTGGTGATGGCTTGACTGATGCTGATAAAGAGATCGTTGCATCTATCGTTGAGGTAGAAGAGTAATGAATCATCCCGCAGAATTAGCAGTCTTTGCATTCTTGCAAAAAGCTATGGCAGGTGAAACCACAATGTCAAAAGAGGTAGCCCAACAGGTTGCCTCTGACGTTGAGGCGGCTCTGTACAAGCAGTTTGACAGTGGGCCGCGTGATGCGTTTCGCCTACGCATGTCAAACGTTGGAAAACCTAAGTGTCAGCTATGGTTTGAGAAGAATGACCCCAAAGATAAGACACCTTTGCCACCACATTTCCTGATGAACATGATCCTTGGCGACATTGTTGAGGCTGTATTCAAAGGACTACTACGTGCAGCAGGTGTTGAGTTCAAAGACAACGACACAGTGACGTTAGACTTACCCAATGGTAAAAGCATCAAGGGTGAGTATGACATGGAACTTGATGGTAAGATTGATGACGTTAAGAGCGCATCACCTTGGTCATATAAGAACAAGTTTGAGAACTTTGAAACACTAAAGATGGGCGACAGCTTTGGCTATATAGCACAGCTCGTAGGTTACGCAGAGGGCGCAGGTAAAGATGTCGGCGGCTGGTGGGTAGTCAACAAAGCTAACGGTGAGTTTAAGTATGTCCCTGCCGATGGTGTAGATAAAGAAGCAGAGCTGGCAAAGATCGAAGCACTAGTTAATTACATCGAAGACGATGAACCGTTTGAACGTTGCTTTGAACCAGAGCCAGAGACTTACTACAAGAAGCAGTCAGGAAACCTTGTACTGCCACAGGAATGTAAGTTCTGTAACTTTAAACATAAGTGTCATAAAAATTTACAGACACTACCCAGTCGCGTTTCTAAAGCGTTAAACCCACACCTAGTAGATTATGTATTAATTGGAGATGGCCATGCCTAAACTAACTATCAATGACAAAGACTATTATACTGATGACTTCAATGAAGATCAGATGAAGATGTATCAGGAGATTGGCCTAGCTCGTGAAGAGATGGGACGTATGGATTACTTGATGCGTGTGCTTGATGCACGATGCAATCAGTTAGGCGGTATGATTGTTGAGATTGCAGAGACACCTGCAGAAGATGAAGTTAAGAAGCTTCCAGATCAAAAATCTGATGTCCACTAAAAGAAGACATTTGAAACGAACCTATCGTAGCGGCCTTGAAGAAGAGGCCGCTGCGTTCCTGAAAGATAGGCAGAAGATCGTAGCATATGAAAAGCTAAAGATCGAATGGGAAGACCTAAAGTATCGAACCTACACACCGGACTTTGAATTAGACAACGGTATTATAATCGAAACGAAAGGCATATTTAGTTCAGCAGATCGCCGTAAACACGTTGAAATTGCGAGACAACATCCTACATTAGATATTCGTTTCGTATTTAGTAACGCTAATGCAAAGCTATACAAAGGTGCTAAGTCAAGATATTGTGATTGGTGTGAACAAAAGGGTTTTCAATGGGCACACCGTGTGATACCAGAAGAGTGGTTACAGGAAAAGGGTAGCCGAATGAAAGAGCAACGTGTCAAAGTAAAGAGGCGATCCTAATGGGTTATGAGATAAATGAAGATGAAATGGCAGTAGTGCTAAAGCCTATGTATGACGATTATGGTAATCTTATATCGTTTAAAACAGGTTTAGCTATAGGTTCATCAGTAGGTAAAAACGAAGTAATAAGTAAACTTATGATGGATGCAGCGTTGAATATGGCAGCAAGCCTTGTATATACAGAAGAGTATCCAGAGTTTGAGGATGTACTTGATGAATATAAGGCTGAGATGTTACAGCAGATGTTCCCTGAAAAATGGGCAGAAGCCGAAGCAGAGGTAGAAGCAGAAGAGCAAGCTGCCAAGGAAGCATACAGTGACAATGTTGTTAATCTTAAATGGTGGACAAAGACACAGGGTAACGCATGAAGAATGAACCTAAGCTTACTACAATTACGTCATCATCTATTAAGCATGAGATGTCAATTGATCCCGTAAATAAGCCTGTACACTATAACGTAGGTGGTATAGAAGCAATCGAAGCTATCCTTGCTGCAACTAATGAGCAAAGCGAAGGGTATCTACAAGGTAACATCATGAAGTATATCTGGCGTTACCGTTACAAGAATGGCCTAGAAGATTTACAGAAGGCACAATGGTATCTAAACAAACTTATTGAAGTGTATCAAGAGAATCACAAATGAGAAAATTTAGTGTAACCTTTCTTATGACGATAGATGAAGACAATAACATCCTATCATCATATGAAGACAATCACGAAGAAGATGTACACGATCTTTTGAAGGATGTTATGTATGATGTTGATGATGTAGAAGTAGAAAACTTGGTGGTGAGAGAACGATGATAAGTGAAAAAGATTTAGAGAGTATGGGGTACTATGATATGTTCCCAGATGCTGACCCTGTTAACTGGGCAGACTTCTACTCTGGTTGGGTAGAAAAGAAAATCCTGACAGAGGGACAAGAGCGTTTGTTTGAGAATACTCTTGGGCTTGTTGGTGAGGCAGGTGAAGTAGCGGAGAAGATGAAGAAACTTGTTCGTGATAGCAGTCGATTTACTAACGAAGAGATTATGAATGAGCTAGGTGATGTAGTATTTTACGCCACTGCACTAGCAAATATCTATGGACGTGGGTTGCAGGAACTGCTAGAGCTTAACATTAAGAAGCTGGACGACAGACAGAAGAGAAATAAACTAAGAGGAAGTGGGGATAATAGATGACAGGTGCAGTTTTATCTATGATAGGTTTTCCTATCGCACTATTACTATTAATCATATGTGGGTTTGCGTTTATCGCTATTCAGGAGACAACAAAGAAATGAGCAACTTATTACCAACAGACTATCAGTCATTCATTCACAAGTCACGGTACGCTAAGTACTTCGATGGTAAGGGACGTGAGAACTGGGATGAAACAGTAGAGCGTTACATGGATAACGTTGTACGTCCTGTAGCAGGTGACGACAGCTACATTAACCAGATTCGTGATGCTATCCTTGGCCTAGAGATTATGCCATCTATGAGAGCTATGATG